AGACGTCTAGACATTTCTTGCCACCTGTTTTTAATATGATAGGCGGTCAGATATCCCCTAGCCACCCATACAACCACAATACGTGCCCGCCAATTGTTCATACACAATATTTGCTGTTAAATAATTCAATAATCTTCTAGGATAATTATTTATCCAATCTTCAATTTCCTGTATCTGTTTATCTGTATAACTGCCGATGTCACTACCCTTCGGGATGTGACGACGAATCAATTTATTTGCATTCTCGTTACTACCGCGCTCATACGCGCTATACGGATGACAATAATATAAAATCGTTCGCTGTTTATCCGAATGAAAGATACTTATTTCCGTACCTTGTGAGTCGAAAAATTCCGAACCATTATCACATGTAATTGTTTTAAAGGTATTAACAAATTCATCATAACCATATAACCGTTCAATATCGTCCAATGCATTTACAACAGACTTCATACTTTTATCAGGAATTTTACGGATTAACTCTTTTCTGGTTACTCGTTCTGTCAGAACAAGCAGACAATCCTTGCTTGTTCCTTTACCGCCGACAACGGTATCCATCTCCCAATGTCCAACTGAATTGCGCCGTTTAACGGCTTTTGGACGTTCCTCGATACTTTTACCCCTAATGTTATTTAAGGCCACAGAAACACGCTTATATGGCCTTCTGGATGGGGCTTTTTTAACAGGTAAATCTTTATTTGTAATATTCAAAAACAGCCCTTTATCAATATAATTGTACAGGGTTTTGTAACAAATATTCGTACGGAATTGATAATTTTTAAGTTTAATTTCGGCAAGTGTTGCCACTGGAGAATAACGGCGCGCCCCTATCATTTCTTCCACATACCGCACAAATTCCATATCATTTCCTATCTTTAAATCCTTCCCTTTATTTTGCTGTGCTTCTATGGTTTTTCTTTGTGCTACATCTGCACAATATTTTTTATAGGTTCGCAATTCACTGTCAAGAAATTCAACCGTGCCACGTCTTAATTCATTATATATAGTTTTGACACATCGGTCTAATTTTATAGCAATTTGTTTTATCGTATATTTTTCATCTAAATATAGTTCAATATTATATCGTTTCCTTTTCTGTCAGATATTTATTCTTCATATGTAACCCCCATTAGAAAAATGTCTAAACGTCTGAACATTTTCCATTTTTTCGAGGGTAACAAATATGGATTATCATGTAAAGGGTAATATGAATGCTTCGCACCCTTGACACGATAATCAATATTTGCATAACCACGACAATAACGTCCCCTACATTCACCCTGACCCTCTGTACCCGTCTCCCACCCAAAGGGAAATTCCCCACACCAGCCCTGAACCACCAACAAATATTTAGGGGGTATACATCATGCTATTATTCCAGTCAATTTTTCTCAGCCCTGTCCACATGCTTACCCATTCCCTTTTTAATTTATACAGTTATCATGTGATTTACTTTTGCATGATACTACAAAACTAAAAAGCTACAAGGGGTAAAATGTATTTTAAAAAATTATTTTCTATATCAAGCAGAATATAGGGAGAAAATATTTTTTTAAAACCCCTTTCCGCTTTTGAGTTTTGCAGTAAAGACCATGCACGTAAAGCACATTGACAACTGCATAAATCAAAAAGAGAAGGGGAAAGCATATGAACAGAGCAGAGAAAAAAAGTTTACAGGATTGAAAGAATTTCAACTTTTTACAATCAAATTGAAGAAAGAATCAAATGTAATCAAGAAGATTATGAAGCATATTTACAACGTGCAGAAATGGAAGAAGATGAAAGCTCAAAAAAATATTATACTGACGAAGCTACACTGTATATAGAAAAAAATGAAGTTTTAACCGAGTTATTAAATGAAATATACAAAATGATTTAATACAGCAGGCCGGGTAAATCCCGGCCTTATTTTTTGCTGTATCTAATTATTAAACTGCATATAAAGAATATCGTTATAGGGAGTTGCTACTGATTTTTGATAATCTGGATCACCACCGAGACTATCGATTAAAATATATAATTCGTCTTTAGTCAAAAATAATGTTGTTGTTTTACCGGAACTACAAGAACGGGATACCCAATATCTCTTTTTGTTTTTTAAAGAATCAAATAAATCTTTCGTGATATATTTACAAATATAATGCGCAACCGCTCTTGTATTATTTACGGCTGTTGCTGTCGTAAATCCATATGTAAATGATTGTACGTTATAAATAGGTTCACCATCTTTATATTTACCGGAAAACATTAATTTCCATGTTTGATAATCAATACCGGAAAATACACCGTGAAAATGCCATGCACCTGATTTATGTTTCTCCGGTACGATTAAATATTTTAGTCGGTCAGTTTTATTATAATGAAACATATAATTTAACCAGTCAGACATAATAACCGTTACTTCATCATAGTCCATAGAATCAACTTTTTGTGGATTAAACGTAAAAGTGAGAAACCATTCCCACTTATTGGAACGGGCATAATTATATATTTTTTGCTTTGTTCTATTTCTGGATACGATTAATGAATGTAGCATATCTTTTTCAGCATTCCTTTCCTGTTCTTCCTTTCTGTTTCTATCTTCATAAAGAAATAAATCTTTTTTGTCTATTTCGTACAATGTGCCATTGTTTTCTATAATGGCAGAAGATAAATCTTTTTCATGTTTATAAATGGGTTTATGATAAAATACAACTTCTTTATCATGAAGATATTCTGTTACTTTTACATTGTACATTTTTCTTTTCCCCTTTAAATAAATTTGTCTAGACGTCTTAACATTTTTGATAGTAACTGCAACACCTTTTTTTACTGTAAATTTCTTCGTTAAGTGTTGCCATAGTCAAGTAGGCCGACAGCTACCCGGGCTGTCTGGATAAATTGCTTCAATAAACCATTCCTGACCTTGAAACAAAAGTGTAGATTTTAAAACATGAGCAAGAGACTACAGTTTCAAGTCAGAGAAGCTGTTTTGAATCTTATATAATGACAGTCGGTATTATTATCTCTACAGTGACAGCCTAACATATCACCATCTTTCCATACAGGTATTGGTTCTTACAACAATCACAGTCATTGCCTTTATTATAATAATGACTGTAATCTTCTGATTGAGGTCTGATAATCATTTAATTTACTCCTTTCCGTTCAATTTTATTATTATGTCGTGTATGCGTTGTCCGCCCTTCGGGACGTACGTGGTCCTTTAAGTAACCACCACTTTGTTGGATCACTTTTTTAGTTTACTTTAATTGATATTAAAAATAATTTATGATATTATTTAAATATAACTTTTTAATGGGGGATAATATGAGTAAATCTTTTTTACGTCATACTTTAATTTGTTTTGGCATAAGTTTTATCGATATGTTTTATGGTAATATAACACAGGCATTAAACAACAAAAGGTCTTCTTTTTTATTAATAGCAAGCTTTGTTCTAATATTTATTTACTTTCGGAAAAAACATAAAAATTCAACAATTAATAATATTTCTTTTTTAAAAGAAAATGAATATAAAATTAAAGATAACGTTAAATATAATCGTCGTATAGAATGGGGAATTGAAGAAGAATCTAACTGGCGTAATAAGTGGAATAATGCACAGCCAAAAGAAACAACTTCATTTTTAAATAAATTTTTTATACTATAATAACAATATCTAAATTTATTATTTTAGTATATATTAATGCAGTATATATGACATTTATAGAAGCATTTTTTAATCATAATAGTTGGATTATTAACTATTATTTGAATATTTTACGTTTTTAAATATTCCAAAAAAGAAATCTTTGTATTCTTACCAACTAAAACTCCATTTTTCATCATTGTAAAAACTTTAATTAAAAGAATGATTAGTTTGTATATAGTAAAAAAGCAACCCGTTAATACTAATATGTAAGTCATTAAAAATACAGGGTCAGTTACAATGTAACGATACAATCCAATAATATCAATCAATGGTATGCTGTTTACATTATTATTTTTACACGAATCACAAAGCAGAAGAACATAAGCATTTATGTTTAAAAGCATATCATAAAACGCTGTTAATGCAGACACGAGTCCGGCAATAATCGAGAAAAACATATCAATAATGCCTGTTATCATACCTATAATAGTCTGTACAAAATTGGAAAAATCGATACTGGGAATATCAATTTGAGGGATATTAAAATCCGGTATATTCATGTTATCACCTTCTTTCTATATATGAATTTTATCAATCTTATTTCGAATTGCCTTAATAATTGCTAAGAATAGCAGGAAATAAACCACACCCACAATAATGTCATACAAAGACAGGTTGAACTTTTCGACCTGTAAATTTTTTACATACTCAATCCCCTTTAAAATATCTTCATTTAGAAAAGCAGTGGATGCAGGAATTGAAAATATCAGGATTATAAATCGCAAACAGTTAAGAAATAAAATAATTAACAGGATTATAATTGCTATTAAAATATAAAGTAGCTTTGCAAAATTAAAAAAGTCGTTGTCTGTATTGCTATCTGAACTATTATCATCTGAACCCCCAACTGCTTCTAAAGCTATATCTTTAATATTAGTCAGGATATCTATAATCGATGTAATGCCGGCAACTGTCAACGCCCCGGTCAATGCTCCGGTAATTGCGTTCTCCAAAGCTTTTAAAGCTGTCTTTAAATCCCATGTCGCCACACTGTCTAACGCCTTCGCGATCGCATCCGTCGCAGTTTGCAAAGCAGACAAAGGATGTGTTAACACGTCTCGCAAGGTCTGAGCCATAGAAATAGGCCAGTCTGCAAAATTCCATGTACCAATTACTTTTGCAAGTGCTGACAACGTTGTATCAATACTTAAAAATTTGGGAACGGCATTAATTAATGCATCGATATCCCAATTTGCAATGTCAGATACTAAATTATCGATATCCAATAAATGCGACAAAGGAGCAGCAAGTGCGCCTATCCATGCATTAATATCCCAACTTGCAATATCTGCTACTTTTCCGGATAAGGAAATAGCATAATTCAACAAACTGGATAACGGCGTTGTAATCGTCTGAAATAATGCTGTTAATCCTAATGCCGAAACAACCGCTGTCGCAAATGCAGATGCAGTTAAATTTGCCTTTATCCAATCAAATAAATTAGATAATTTTGTCAAAATAGAAGTAAGGGTAATTGTAATTGTTCCAGAATCACCGCCTGTACCTTCAGAAGGTTTTACCGATTCACTAGGCTGAACTGATTCAGAAGGTTTTACCGATTCCGTTGGAATTTCAGTTGGTTTTTCTATCACATCATCCCATGATAAAACACCAGCAGGATTTAACGCCGTTGCACCTTCACCATAATTCAGAACATTATTAATATCAAATTCTTTACGAATACTTAAATTCTTAGGCAATGCATTATAATAATCGCTAACATTTCCAATTCTAGGCGTATTTGCAATAAGAGCGCCATTGTTAATAACATTATCAACTGATATATCGTCACCTAGAAAAACAGGAGTATTTCTCGACAGAGCTTTTCCCATCGAACGTGAAATAGTTAAAACATCAGAATAAGATTTTAAATAAAATACATTAAATGGAAAATATCCAATTTTTGATTCATAAGACGGACCTGTCCCAATATCATATTCTTTAAAATTATTCGAAGTTTCATAAATTCCAAGTGTACTATTATATTGATAATTAATAGTAGCAGTTTTACATATATCAATATAAGCAGTTACTATACCATCTTTATACATTAACTTATAAGCTGAATAAAAAATAAGACTTTTACCATTAAATTTAATTTCATTTCCGTCATAATCATATAAAGTACAATTCTTAGAATACGTTGAATACAATGCACCTATCGGCTTTTTATCAAAACAATATTGATAAAGGGAATTAAATTCATTAGCTGCAAAAGCATAATAAGGATATTTCTCTAACAATGAAGAATCTAATTTAGATACATTTATATTTCTACGGGCATAATTAGATAATGCTTTATGTCTATACATTGTATATGTTAAACATAACTTATCCTCTTCCGTTAAAAGAAATACCATTTCCCATATACGACCAGCTTCATATGCTTCTAATTTAGCACCTAAATTTTCCATCATTTCCTGTGTAATTACAGTTTCAATTTTCTCACCTTCAGAATTAGTATAAGAAAAGGGAGTATCATTAAAACTCTCTCATGTGATGGATACGAATATTGAACAAAATAATTTCTAAAGTCTTCACAAAATTTACGAGATATTCCAATTATAGCTTTAAACAATAAAGCAATCGTTATTGCGCCAACAAGATAAGATAAAGCCGTAATACCAGCAGAAATAGAATAAGTTTGTGGTATCGAATCAGAATCAATAGGTGGATTTAAATTAACATATTGAGCATTAAATTCCTCTACTTCAAGAGATACCGGTATCAATTTTGTTCCGGTATCATCGTACATTTCAATATCCGAAATATCTATACTATCTTCATATAGCAAGCCTTCTAACGAATCGATTGCAGAAGGAGTGGATTGTCCAGCATATACTGGCAACTCGGAACTAAAAAAAGACTGGATTCCGATTGTAATACATAGCGTGAATGCGATCAGTCTTTTACATAACTTTCTATATTTCATTTCTTTCCCTCTCTTTCTAAAATGTCTAGACATCTAGACATTTTTATTCTAAACGTCTAGATATTTTTATTTATTGTATTCCGAAAAAATCAAGCAGTCTGTAATGTAATATAGTAAGATAACATGCCAATACTAACATTGAAAACGCGATACAAAAACCTATCAGTATATTTTTTAAATTAGGATTCATTTATTTTCCTCTCTTTCTTTTTGTCTAAACGACTGAACATTTTTTATCTGTTATTCGTTTTCTTTCCGGGCAGGGGTGCTTTTAGCTCCGCTGAAAAAGCACCCCTGTTACCCCGAAAACAAAACCAGTTATATCGATAGTTCCAAACCGTAAGTTTCACTGTAAAACGTCTGTAATTTATCACGCCAATTTTTCATGTTCCAATCAAAATCAAGAGGTATAAAATTTGTATCATAATACACATTTTTAAATAACTCTTGATTCTTCGGAACAGAATAGGCGACAGACGTATTCCGGTTCATATCGAAAAGTTTATAGTAGATGCAACGTGCATCTGACTTAACACAGATAACGAGCTGTGTCTGGTTACGGAGACGGTTATATACCATGCCGGGGTCAATACTGGTATATACCAGCAGACAATTCTGTTTTCCTACCGTATTTAAAAAGATGGATATTTCCTTTAACTTTTTATAATCCTGTGCGTCTGTTCCATTGTATATTTCATCAAGAAACAAGATTTTAGGAGACAGGTCAAGCGGAAAATCTTCTAAGCTGTTTATCCATATAAAATCATCATCAGGGGAGAAGACATTGGTATAAACAGGTATATTATATTGTTCATGAATCGCCTTAATAAACTTATAGGCGTATAGGGTTTTACCACTTCGCTGTTTACCAAAAATACCTACAATTGTACCCGGCATTATTTTAAATCTCCCGTATTATTCAACGTCTGAACCTTAATTCCCCTGACAAGTTCATTTTGTGTATAGGCGGATAATAACGCCTTTAAATTCTGGCTGGACATAAAACTGATATTTTTATTTCCACGAAGTTGTTTATCTATTTCTTTGAAAACTTCACGCCATTCTTCTAAGTCATATTTTTCAATGAAATAGAATAACTGAAATTTCAAATGCATCTGTGTAGAATCCATACATGGAATAATATCGTAAATAGACTTAATTGGATCACTCTCGGATACAGGGGTTACAAAGCTGTCAAGCATGCCCTGAAAATCAATTTCGGCCATATGTACCCCCTATCCCATAACACGAATCAATATGATGAACGTAAATACAAGATTTACAATCGCCAATATTTTAGGTGTCGTGTCTTTCTTAAAAAGTTTCCGAACATGATAGAGGATAATTTCTTTTTATCCTGTACAAAATCAATATCTGATTCTGACAGGTTTACAATCATGTCGGGGCCAATCTGTTTAAATTCATCTTCATCAAGCATACCGCCTAATTGGTGATTAATATCATTAGTTGATTTACCTTTGTAAATTCGATTTTTTGTTAATACGTAATACATTTCACTACCTCCGCAAAGAATCTCTGAATGTTGAGATTAAGTTAACAAGTATATAGGATGCTATTGCAAGACCAAACGAATAATAATAAAGCTCCATATTACTTCCTCCAATTAAAAACATGCAGTAATTCATTAATTACATAAAAACCAATATCAGTTATAAAAACGACAAATACAAAATATAAAAAAGAATTGTATACTTTCCATTATTATCCCTTCCTTTTTGTGATATAGTAAAAAAGCAGAAACAGAAAACAAGCACTTAAAATATTCATAGCAAGTATATTATCAAGACGGCTTATAAGAAGCTCCTGATAAGTCGCATCAAGCGAATAAGCATTGTAAGAAAATATTTCCTCTTCTTCCTCTTCCTCGTCACCATTAAAAAATTCTTCCCTTTCAATTTCTTCCAATTGTTCCTGTTCTTTTAACCATTCTTTCATTGCTTCGGAATCAGTCGCTACTGTATATAAAACACCCACTAATTTCTACCGCCTTTCACATTGCTAGTCTCACTAAATACCTTCCGCGAGAACCGGAGGCACCCCGGCGATGCTCCTTCCGGTTCCGCGGTACTACATTTTTCCGTTCCTAAACCTATCATAGCCAGTAAGGAGAAGGGGGAAGTTGCTGGCGGTA